ATCTAATAAAACCTTTGCACAAGAAATTAATATGAAATTGGAAGAGTTCCCTAAAGAACAAGGTCAAATTCCTATTAGTGCAGAATTTATAAGATTAGGTAGTATAAAGAAACCTGTTTCTCAACCTGTTGTTACAAAAATAATTCCATCTCCTATTTATGCTAAAATTAAGGAACCTGAAACTAAACCAACTCTTTTGCGTGCATGTTTAATTAATGGTGAAGAATTTAATCCACGAACATATAGATTAGAGCGTTTAGGTAATATAACAAGTGTAATTGATCAAGAATTAGTTAATAATTCAAAAAATGCGTATATAGATGAAGTAAGTAGTATTTTTTATAATGTTAAGGATGTTATGAATGAAAATTGTAAACCTGTTTATAGTTTTGAAGAAGCATGTTGTGGTATTGAGAGCGAAATATATATAAATTCAATTAAGAGAGATACTTCTTCTGGATTTCCATTTGTACAAATGAGTAATTTTACTAGAAAGGATATTTTTGGAAATGAAGAAGTTTATAATTTAAATACACCTCAATGCCAGATTTTAAAAAGAAGAGTTGAAAATATAATTCAAAATGCTAAACAGGGAATAGTTTTAGATCATTATTTTATAGATACCCTTAAGGATGAACGTAAACCTATACATAAGGCACATAAAACTCGTTTATTTAGTGCAGGTCCTATTGATTATTTAATAGCATGTAAGATGTATTTTAATGGTGTAGTTAACTTATTAAGTAAGACTCGTAATTTTAGTCATATAAGTGTAGGAACAAATGTGTATTCGCAAGATTGGAGTGAAATTGTTAAAGTTCTTCATCGTAAAAGTAAGGATATTATTGCAGGCGACTTTGAAGGTTTTGATGCGTCAGAACATCAACTTCTTCTTGAAGCTTGTGGTGAGGTATTGGTTGAACTGAGTAGACGTTTTCTTGGTTCATCTGATGAAGATATAAAAATTATGCGTGTTTTATTAATTTCACTTATAAATAGTATGCACATTTGCGGTAGTGAAGTTTATCAGTGGACACATTCTTTACCTAGTGGTCATTATTTAACTGCTATTATTAATTCTATTTTTGTTAATTTAAGTTTTGGTTGTGTATGGCAAATAGCATTTAATGTAATATCATATAATTTAGCTCGTAAGTTTTGGAAAGAATGTGGAATTGTCGCTTATGGTGACGATCATTTAGTTAGTGTACCTAAGTCCAGATTAGATAAATTTAATCAAATAACATTACCAAAATTAATGAAAAAGATTGGACTTACATACACTATGGAAG